GGGGGATACGAGACTGCAACGCCCTCTCAGTCACCTTCGGTGACAGCTCTCCCGGAGGGAGAGCCAAGGGGCTGCATAGCATGTTGATACGCTCCATTCACTACTTACGACCACCCATCAAATGGACGGGGGCATATCCGTCTCTACACGCCAAGCATCCGGTCAAGTCGCCAATCCAGCCACCGGTACAATCCCATGGCCATCAGGGCGACCGGAATCCACAGCAGGGTAAAGGCAGGGCAGATCTGCCCCAGAAAATTTCCGGGGCGGCCGCGGTAGTCCCAGATTTGGTACTGCCGGTTCACCAGCAGCCCCGCCGCCAGCTCCACCATAGTGATGATTCCCGCGCCGAGAACCGCCCGCAGCGGCCAAGGCAGAACGGGCTGCACCTGCCCCAGCTGCCCGATGAGCAGAAAGCACACCCCGCCTGCCGCGAACATGCTGATATGGCTGTACCCCCGCCAGAGCAGCTCCAACCCCACGTAAGCCCCGCCGCCGATGCAGAAGAGCAGACATTTCTTGAGAAAAGCCATATATTTTCACCTCGGAGGAAGTATTGCCAAAAATTCCAGCAAAAAAACGAAAAAATGTCTTGACAATGACCGCCTGTTCGGATACAATAATGAAGCTGATTTCGGCGGTGCCGAAATCCTTTGACCACATGGCGGCATAACTCAGTTGGTAGAGTAGCCGGTTCATACCCGGTATGTCATCTGTTCGAATCAGATTGCCGCTACCAGGCCCGTTGGTCAAGCGGTTAAGACACCGCCCTTTCACGGCGGTAACATGGGTTCGATTCCCGTACGGGTCACCATGATTGCCGAACACTATAGATGAAATGGAAAAAGCCCTAGAAACTTATTCTAGGGCTTTTTTATTGCTTTATCAGCTATATTCCCACGTTCTCCGAACTATTCTACGGGAAAATATTACCACAGATTTTAATATTTTCCCGCGTGCGGTACGTTTTTATGGTGCAAATTGGCAACGGATTGGCAACGGAATTTTGCCGCTCATTCTCTGAGCCGCCGCATAATCGCCGCGTATTCTTTGGGGTATATCAGCTGAATGCACTCCATGTGTTCGTCCATCACTTCTAATAGCCGTTTCATTCCCGCTAAATTTGCGGCAATTGCAAACTCGCTCCCGGATATTTCATCATTTTGTGGCGCAGGAGCGGAGGAATACAAGCTTACGGGGGAAACATCAGCAGAGCGGGAATATTCCGGGAACATGTGATCTAGAATGGTATAGCATGAGGCCATTAACTGGCATGTTGCCGCAGTCGGGCGCTTCACTGCTTTACATTCTTCGATTGTTTCCAGCAAATCCCGCTCTGCCAACATTTTTTAATCCTCCATACAACGGACGGCCTTTTCTAAAGCCTCTCGCGTCCGGCTATCCGGCGCTTCATCAATCATGCGCCGCAGCTTATCCGCAATATCTTCCTTGGCGTCTGCGCGGCTGTAGCGCCCCATGCTATCGCGTTTACGGCCTCGGTAGCTCACGCCGTCCCGGTAATCGGCTCTATAGCCATCCCGTCCATAGTTGCCCATGGCGTACCAGTCCCCGGCGCTGCTGTACCCTTCACCCATCATGATCTTATCCAGATTCTTCATGGTGTGCGTCAGCTTGTCCACGGTTTCCAGATCACCGGCGGACAGTTCGCCTTTTTCGGCGATTTCGTCCAGTTCCCGGCAAAGTGTATCTCTCAACTGTTCCCAGTGCTTCATAATTTCACCTCCTAGGCCACGCGCTCAATCATCAGATTGGCGTTGGCAACATCGATTGCCTGCGCGGAGACATTGCGCACGGATAACGCTACGCAGCACCCACGGGGAACATCCACAAACGCGGAGGTTGCCACGTTGAATGCGTCTCCCACGGCGGCGGGTGTTGCCGTCGCCGTAGTGGTGGGAAGCGCTTCACCTCCCAGCGCCAGCGCTACGCTGATAGCCCCAGCGGTTCCGCCGGTGGGCACGGAGATATTTCCCACGAAAAGCACGCGGTACCGCGCGATTGGGGAACATCCATTGCAAATGCCCCGAAGTGTCACTAGCCCAGCGCCTTCACGGTGAACAACATACCCCCGCCCGCATTTCACCGGCGCATCGGTAAACAGCACGTTTTGTCCGGCGGGCACCGCCTGGACAGCGTTCGCAGTAAGTTCAACCGCCATGCTAGTCCCTCCTTACGCTACACTCCCGCAGCCGTAGCCGTTACCGTAGCAGCAGTTGGGATTCTGCACCTGATAAGCGGGAACCGGGCGGGGATTGTAGTACGCGAACTGGTTCTCCACATAGCCCTTGATCGTGAGATTCTGGGCATTCTGGGAAGCGGCCAGCTGCGCCATAAAGAGTTGCTGATTCTGATCGGCGATTTTCTGATCTTTCGCCGCCAGCTCCTGGGCAGTCAAGCGCTGGTCGATGGAGCGGAAACCGCAGTTCATGGCATCGATGATATCACGGGTGGTGTTCTGGATGGTGTTCCGGGTGTCGCAGCTCTGGGTAGCCAGATTGTAGTTCACGCCCTGGATAGCGGCGCGGTTTTCGCAGCAGCACTCCTGATTTGCCATCTGCATCTGGAAAAGCTGCTGCATCAAGGCGGCCTGCTGATTGCACCGGGAAAGCTCCGCCGCCTGGAAACCGTTGCTGATATTCTGGTTCACGCCTGCGAACCCATTCAGCATACCGGTATTCATGGCGTAGAAGCCGTCGCAGACACCGTTGTTCACGCCGTCAATTTTCCGCTCGATGTTGGAAAAATCGGACGCGAGAACATACCCGTCCACCACGCCAGCGCCGGTACCACGACCGCCGAAGCCTCCACCCCAGCCGTTGCCGCCCCAGCCAAAGAAGCCGAAGATCAGGAAAATGATGATCCATGCAGACCAATCACCGCCCCAGCCTCCGCCATAGCCGCCGTTGTTGCCATCGGTGACAGCTCTGATATCAGCGGGGGTCATTTCACTTGCTGTAATACTCATTTTGTTCTCCTTTCAAAAGATGAAAAATATAACAAAATCTGGCCAGATTATTGTTTACCTTCTAGGCGCTCCGAAGCCGAACATGCCCCGGAATTGCTCAAACTGCCCCTGCATCTGCTGTGCCATTTGTTGGGCTTGGTTAAGCTGCTGCTGGTTTACACGCCCGCTCTGTACAAGCTGATTAAGCAGTTGCTGCGGGTCTTGCCCCCTCATCTGCTGCATAAATTGGGGGAATTGGAAAATCATCTGCATAGGATTAGGCATCATTGCGTTTTACCTCCGTTTTCTTGGCGTCGCGTTTTCCATCCATCAGCTGGTTCAGCCGTTCCTCTACAGCGGAAAGCCGCTGCTCAAATCCTGCGCTGACTGCCTCCGGGGTAGCTCCTGCGTCCCGGATTTTGTATTCATACGCTACAATCGGCATTGGTCGCCCTTGCGCGTCCGTCCGCTTTTCGTAGAATACAGGCTTGTTGCTGTCCCAGAGCCGCACAAATCCGTTTGCCGTGACGATAAACGCCTCCGCCGCAGATTCCGAAGCTACCCAAATTCGGTCATCAAGGGGCGGCTGTTGCCCTTGGACGGGTATCTGCGGTTGCCCGATGGGCATTTGCGGCTGGAAATAATTGGGCTGAAAATAGCCGGATTGGTAGTTGGGCTGCATATAAGGATTTGCCATCATTCACGCCTCCAAAAATAGATAGGATTTTCGTCCATTGAGTTCCAAGTATCGTACAAAACGCCGTTTACCACGGCAACAACGTGGTTTTTCAGCGCGACAACGTAAATCCCGTCAGGGTATTCCCGGATAAAATCGCCTACGGTGTAGCAGTCCGGGCATTCCGCCGGGATTGCCGCCCGCCTGAATCCGTGCCGCCGTAACACCGCGCCCCATACGTTATTTGCGCTAGGCATATCGCATTGAGTCAGCCCCTCGCTGGCCAGCTCAACGTATGATTGATACCAGTCAATTCCCAGAGCCTTTGCCACAGCTCTAACTGCGCAATCGCCGACTTTCGCGGCGCGGGGATTTGGATTAAAGCTTTGAAATTCAGCCATAGGCAACGCCCCCTTTCTTCCTATAGAATAACAAAAAAGTCGGTAGGGAAACTCTCGTTTCCCTACCGACTTACAATCACATATCCTTCAAAAAGCTATCAGAAGTCTATGTTTTTTGGGAGTATGTAGCTATACTCCTGCACACTGTTATAGGAGTTTTTCAACTTCCTAATATACCTATCTAATGTGGCAAGGGACATGCCGTAAGCGTGGCACTGCTGTACACGGCTCCATCCGGCGGCTCGGGTGCGGATGATCTTTTCCTCCAGCGGCGTAAGAATCGCCAGAGAACAGAACTCATCCAGAATTACCCGATTCCACGGGACTTTATCCACTTATCACATCAGTCCTCCTTTGGGGAACTGTAAGTTCTTGCCTGTTTGCTGTCAGCGATACCGGCGGTGGTGGGATCATTGACCACGCCCAGAATCACCAGCAGGGCAAACACGGCGTTCACCACGGCCAGCAGCTTATCGCCGATTTCGCCCAAGTCCAGCGTAAGGCCGAATAGGGCGGCCACCGTCTGCACCAGCAGAAGCAGCGCGGGAATCGCAGCCAGCCAGAAGTTCTTGTTTTTGACACGTACAATCCAGTTAATCATTTTGTTTTCCTCCTTAAAAATCAGCCCAGCCCAAGCCGGGCAAGAATAAACCCTACGACAGCGGCCACGACGATGTAGATGACTCTTTCCACAACCGACTTCCACCGCTTGCCGGGTTCGGATTTCAGCTCCTGCACGTCCGTGCAGAGGCCGTCAACCTTCTCCCCGGTAACTTCCACCTTCTCCGCCATGACCGCAACAGACGTTGCCAGCGTGTTCACCGCTTCCGTGTGCCGTTCCAGCGCGTCCAGACGGTGGGAGTTGGATTTGCTCCGCTGTTCTACCGCAGAAAGCCGCCCGGCGATTTCCGTTTCTTCCATTGGCATACTCCCTTCTCAGCCGCTCCAACGGCTGTACTTCCCGTTGTCCTCGTGGATACCCCATCCGTACAGCCCCAGACCGCCCCGCCCGGGGATTTTCTCGGCCTGCACCTCCTGCGCTATGGCATACAGCTTCTCCGGGGAGATAGCCCCTGAGAGGTCTACGGCCTGTCCCGTGGTGTGCAGGGAGTTGGATACTCCGCCAACCTCGGCGTTGTGCCGCTTGCACCGCACACCGGAATTCACGTTCAGGGGAACCCCCGCCCTGCGGCGTATCTCATCGGCCATGCGGACGGTTTCCTCTGCGGGTTCTGCGGGGAAGCCGTTGCAGTATTTCCCGCCGCACTGGCACCGGAATTCCTCCCGGGTGAAGTACTTGATGTCGTCCCAGAACGTCCCCGTCTTCGGCCCGACGCTGCTTTCCGGCTTCTCCACCTTTACCGCCGTCCCGGCAATCGCGCCAATCAGCATTTTCTGGGTAGCGGCTCCCGGTATCCCGTCCACGGTAAGCCCGTAGTCGGCCTGAAACGCCCGAATTGCCCCTTGGGTATTCCTGCCCTCAATGCCGTCAATTGCGCCGGGAGAATAGCCCAAATAGGTCAGAAGGCACTGAATTTGCTTTACCGTCATACGTTCACCTCTTCCCAGCCCTGAGGGTATGCGGACGGCGACCATACGTTATTGTCTAACGTGGAGCGGTACACTTTGCTTCCCTCCGTGCAGCAGTCGCCCTTATTGTAGGGGCTGGTAGCCATAGCGACGAACGGCAACGCTTTCGCTGGGTCGGTGCTCCAAGCAAACCCCCACTGTGCGGGAAGTTCCTCCGGCTCCTGGGTGTAGATAGTGCTGTCATAGAGTTGCACCAGACGCACCACACGGCCAGCAGATGACCGGCACACAAACCCGGCCTTGCGCTCCAGCATGTTTTTGTTTGCGACAGCGGCCTTAAAACTGGGAATGTCGCTATCCGCCGC